ATGGCAACAATCAATCCTGTAATTATCCCCGAAAGACAACTTATCAATGGAACGCATAAATTGAGAATTGCGGTCCGTCACAAGTCGCGTACAAGTTACATCGTAACATCAATCATTCTGGCAGATCCAAGCCAGCTAAAGAATGGGAAGATCGTAAAGCACCCGGATGCATCAGCACTCAATAAAAAGTTGCGTGCAATGATGGATCTGTACGAAGAACGGCTGGATAACATTCGCAACACCGGCATCTATACCTGCGAGCAATTAAGAGACATCATCAAGGCCGGACCTTCTGACACGGAAGTCACATTTCGCGGAATATCTAACGAGTATGTGAGTTATCTTCTGGACAACAACAGATCATCGTATGCAAAACTGATGGAGAGATCATCCCGTTACTTTTGCGATTATTGCAATGGAGATATAGATATGCAGGATATAACACCGGTCTTGGTTAAATCTTTTGCTGATAAACTAAAGAAGGCTGGGAAAACTCAGACGTATATCAATACTATACTAAGCCACATTAAGGTCATTGTGAACAAAGCCGTATCGGATCAGATGGTAACTTATACTATTCATCCGTTCGCGACAACAAAGATATCACCGGCACCGGTCCGCGATGTATCGTTAAGTATCGAATCTTTCCGTAAGATCATGTATAGCAATCCGGAAAGAAAGAGGTTAAGAATGGCAAGAGATCTGTTTATGCTTTCCTTCTCTCTGGGCGGCATGAATCTGATAGACCTTATGAACGTAGACTTCCGGAAGGAAGATGTCAGCTATGTAAGAACCAAGTCAGCAGGAAGGACACAGCAGGAGAACCGGATATCATTTACCATGCCGGAGAATATCAAGAAGTATTATCAGGAATGGATCAAGAGTGATGGAAAGCTTGATTTCGGGTATAATTACACCTATCATAACTTTTCCCAGTATGTATCTTATTGTTTGTCTCTCCTTGCGGAAGAACTGGGAATAGAAGAGAAAGTAATATTCTATTCAGCGCGGAAATGTTTTGCGCAATTCGCCTGTGACCTGGGTATGCCGGACGGAGTTATCAATTATTGTCTGGGGCATAGCGATCGGGCCAAAGGCATTATAAGATATTATACCAAGATCAGGAGCCAGCAAGCCAGTATATGTGTTGCAAGAGTGTGTGATTATGTCAATGATCCTGACAAATACAAGCCTTATCTGGAGTTGAGGAATGAAGCTTTAATGATGCGGATATAATTAAAAAGCCTGTGAGTTCAACGCTGCACAGGCTTTTTGTTAATCTTTGCCACATTCTTTACATTTAGGGGGATTTATTCCGACTGAATCCCACTTCATAGGGCTACCACAGTGAGGACACTTGATAATGTCCGGGCAGCTTTCAACATAAAAAAAAAGAAATCGGTCGATGAAGTCTGATTTATTCAAACCAAGACCTTGAGAATATCTTTCAATTATTGCTCTGGTTTCGGGAGAAAGCTTAATATTGCTTGATATCTTATTAGCAACTAAAGCTTTTCTCCCGGCACCCTCTCTTTTACCACCTCTTGACATTATTTATTCCATTTATTGCAAACACTATCAGCGACATCTTTGTCTTTGTCGTAATATGCGACAACTCCTGTTGATGAATTGATAACCTGATATACAGTGCATCCGTATTCAACGGACTTTTGAACATGATATTTTTCTTTCATAGTTATTTATTAATACACTTGGGCATCTTCAATTCTGGGGCTATATGGACGTCCCAGTTCATCTTTTACATTACATCTTTCCAGATCTATCGTCAATCCTTCAATATCTATTCCGGATTCTTGCGCTAGTTCTTTAACTTCATCTTCGTCAGACGCAATCGCATGGTATAATACTGTACCGTAATGATTTTCATCATAGATGTTGTAACTGTTTACCTTTTTCATAATCTTTTGTTTTAAGTTAATGGTTTGTTCTTTATCACATTGCAAAGGTAATGAATTATTTTGAATTGTGTGCAGCAATCAAAAGAATAAAAAGTTAAACAATGCAAAAACACTGTTATAGATGCTTCTAAAGCGGTTTTATCTCTTTAGCATCTTTCGCATTTTCCTTGATCTTATTGATCTGATCTTGCTTCAGTTGATTTAGCTGGACAATACTTTCCTGTATGAAGTTGATGGTTGCGCCAGAAGTCTGTTGTTGCTCTTGAGACGATTCGTTGAACTTACATATCAAGTCGAAGATGATCTTTAATGTGCCATTCAGCTTATTCAGATCTGTTTCGACCTGACACAAGGCAATAGCACGCATTATTGCTGCATCAGCAAGAGTGTTTAATTTGGAGAAATTATTTTGCAGGAGTTCCAGTTTTGCGCGGGCAAAGTCAATCTCTACCTTTTCGGCAATCATAGTAGCTGTGCTACTTTCTTCGATATCCTTCTTATACCTGTAATACCATTGCTTGATTGTGGCTGAATTAATGCCGGTCTGCCGATGCGTAAGAACATAGTTCATCCCGTTATCTATCAACAGGCGAACAACCTTGATGCGGTCTTCATCAGTATATGTCAACTTTAATGACTGTTCCTTTTCCTTCACTTTACAAGGTCTGTTTCTCTTCTTTTTTTCTTCTTTTTCTGCCATAGTTGTAACTATTCTTGTAACCAGTTACAAAAATGCACCAATTAATAACTATTAACATTTAGGTGTCGTTGTAACTATTTGTAGTTCAAATATATAAAGAGTTACATAAAGTTACAACTTTTGTAACTAATGTCGAAAACAATTACCCAACACTGCAACCTATATAACTGATTATTAGCTTTCTTTGCTTTAACAACATAAACCAAAATAATACGTATTATGATAGGAGCAATATTAGGAGCCGTGGGCGGTTTAGCTTCCGGAATATTCGGGGGAATTAAGTCGGCCAAAGCTGCACGCGAGCAGCAGCGGCTTATCAATGAACAGGAATCTAAGAACAATGCCTGGTATAATCGTAACTATTACCAGAACTACATGGAATCAGCCGAAGCACAGGCCGCAATGAAGAGAGTGGAAAACACTCTGAAAAAGCAGAATCAGGAAGCACGTGCAACTGCCGCTGTTATGGGATCAACTCCAGAAGCCGCCGTAGCACAACAACAGGCGAACAATGAGATACTGGATAACACTGCAACCGGTCTGGCTGCACAGGCTACACAGCGTAAAATGCAAGTTGATGCAGCAAACCAGCAAAACCAAAATGCAATTCTCAATGCAAGACTTGGGCAAAGCCAGATGAATGAACAGGGAGGTGCGCAACTTATGTCGAATGGACTTGGCCTTATCGGTAGTGCCTTCTCGATGTATGACAAGAAGAAAGGGGGTAGATAATGGGCTTATTCGACTACATTAAGAAGAAACCTGATCCCGTAGACACTTCAAGGCTTCCGAGATTGGGAAATTACGGAGAATCTCCCGGATCGTCTCTGAATTTTCAATTCTCACGCGTCCAAAATCAGAATTCCGGGCAAAAATATCCTTCTGGAGTGGATTTTAAACCCGAAAATCAGGTAGAACAGAGAAATCCTGTCGAAGAGATCAATAACGCAGCCAACGATATAAACCGGCAAAAGAGTGTTGCTGATCGTGTGAAGGATGGTGAAGATGTCTTTAAGGCCCTTCTTGATCAGAAGCACCAATCTGGCGAGGAAAGTATAAAGAGACAACGTGCCGCAGAGTTCTGGGGAAACCTAGCGAACCTTTTTGGACAGACAGTTTCCTCTGCCGCTGGTGCCAGAATGTTTCAGCCTATCAAGAGTAATGTTCCGGCATATAATCAAGCCCTTGACAGACTTCGTGACGGATATAATGATACTCTTCTCAACTATTCACTGGCCAATGCGAAAGCAGATAGAGAAGCAAGGCTCCAGCAGGAGACTATACGTCTGAAAGCCGACAAGGATCGTATGCTAGCAGAACTTAACGCATCTATCAAGGCCGGTCTTATGGATAAACAGACTGCCGCGGACCTGACTAAGCAGGCACAGAAAGCCAATGACGCTAAAGCCTTGCAGAAGGTTAAGGACAAAGCTGCATCAGCCCGCGCTGCCATGAACAATAAGGCCGCAATGGAACGAGAAAAGTATCGTCAGGGAGAAATCACTAAAAGAAATGGTACTTCCGGAACTAAGGGCAAGAGAGGAAAGGTTACATATCCTGTTGTCCGGTTTGGGAAGAATGGCGTACAAAGAGATCTCAACAAGCCGGAAGATGTTGCTAAGATGTACAATGAAGGCGTAGAAATTGGATATTTCCCCGAAATCGTGAACATGGATACATCTAACCCGACAACTATTGATGATATGAGAGAAGTCATAATGACATCTATCGACAACAAGAGAGATATAACAGGGAAATATGAAAAGGAGCGGAAAACTATTGATGGTTTTGGATCCTCTTCAACAAACACAAAGAAAAAAATAGAAGGTTTCTGATATGGAAGATAATAAGACAAGAGTATTGTATGATAGACTAACCCAAGATGGTTATGATATTGGCGACTTCGATTCGTTCAGCAAGAATGTGCAGGACGAAGCTAAACGGAAATCGTTGTATGAGACAATTACCAATGATGGATATGATGTTGGCGACTTCGATTCGTTTTCAAGTAAATTGGTAGCAAGATCACAGGAAGAACCGGTAACCAATGTGAGAACCCAGAATGTTCAGCCGGAACAGCCGCAAGTACAGCCAGTTCAAGACATGCCTTCTTATGATCCCAAGACACAAGGGTACATTCTTGACAATGTTCCTGATATGTTCAGGAGCAAGGGGAATAATCTTGCCACAAGGCCTTTGCCCCAGCAAGATCTGTTTGAAAACAATCCTTCGGATCTAGTCCGTAAAATCGGTATTGACCAACAGCAGAGAGTTGAACAGGCCCAGAAGTCAGCCAATGATACCTATATGAAGGAACAGAATCTTGAACTGTTCAAAAGGCAGAATCAGGAGCAGATCAACAGCGTTAATGAACTGATCAATGCGGCAAGGCAGGAACGCGCTAAGGAAAGACAACAGCGCGTGAGATCTGTTGGTGATGGCGGTATATTCTCAACCATGTCACAGGCGTATCTTGCCGGGGAGCAGAATGATACCGACAAACAGTTGGAATATGCGTCTACCCTGATGGAACAGGCTCAGAATATTACCAATGAAGCGAAGAAGAAAGGAAACACCAACTTCTTTGCCGGGTTTGCGCGTGGTTTCAAGGACGCACCACTGGACGGATGGGCAATGGGATTGCAGGATCTCAAGAATTATTCTGCCGCAAAGAAAGTCATGGATAAAGTAGACAAGGGAGAAGAACTTACTCCTTCGGAAGATGCACTTATGCAGGCTCTTGTCACCAATGCTGCAACACAGATGTATTATTCCGGTGATCTTGGAAGAGGTTATAAGGCTGGCGGTGTAACAGCAGAATCACTTCCATTCATGCTTGACATGATTGCCGGTATGGGTGCAGTTCAGGCTTTGACCAAACCAGCTTCTAAAGCCATTGTTAAGTATGCGGCTGATAAGGCTGCACAAATGGGCCTTGGCCGGGCTACAACCGGGCTGGCTAAAGGTGCCGCCAGAACTGTTGCCGGTCTGGGAGACGTTGCAGCACACACCGCCACTTTCGGAAGCGCAAGAGTGGCCGCAGATTATCAGCGTAGAGGTCTGGGAGACGTGCAGGTTAAGCCTAACGCAGACGGTACAGTATCTTATGATGGTCGGGAGAATGTACAGACTGGAGCGGAAGCACTCGGTAAGTCCATAATATCAACAGCCGCAGAAACCGGAAGTGAACTTCTGGGCGAATACTTTGCGCCTATGTTGGGATATATCGGTCGTGTTACTGGTGCGAACAAAGTTGGAAAGATCATACCTGCATCAGTGGGTAAGGCGTTCAAGGACGTTGTCAATAGTCAAGGCTTCCGGGAAATGCAGGAGATTGCCAGACGTGCCAAGATATCTGATCCATTGGGAGAATATGCCGAAGAAGTTGCCAATAACCTTGTATCTACCGCAATAGGAGATATGACACCTGAACAACTTGTCGATCTTGATCAGAATATTGATACGTTCCTCGGTGTTGCTCCCATGTCTGCATTGTTTGGTGCAGCCGGAACAGGTGGATATCTTCGTGATAAATACAAGAACTACCGCAACATGCGTAACTTTGAAACCCAGATGCAGGATGCAATGGGCGAAGATTGGTCCGGTGTAAGAGAAGCCCTTCAGGACGCTGATATTGAAACGGCCCGCAACATGGTCAAAGATGTTCTGTCCAGCCCTATGTCTCCGGATATGAAGAAGAATGCTATCAAGTATATATCGTCAGTCCTTCGGGAACAAACCTTACAGGAAGCAGACAAACAGATGATGCCGGAAGAAATTGCTGTTGAAAAAAGAAACATTATCAACAATCTGAATGAGACGCGTTCTAAGATCAGCTTGAACGATGAAGAACTCAATGCTATCATCAATTCAGAAGAAGGATATCAGGCTATCATATCTCAATTTGATCCGGAAACGGCCAACAACATAATGCAATACAAACAAGCCTATGATGATTTTGTTAATTATAATTATTGGGTGCAAGATCAGGCTGATAATGCAAGGAGACAAGCGGAAGCACAAGTCGAAAGTCTTACCAATGCAACCACCGGCACGATCATGCGGGTAAATTCTGGGCTAAGCACTAACCCTGTTAATGTTCTCCGCGGAAACCTTGTGTTTGATAACGAAGGTAAAGTTGATGAAAATCAATCTGATAAGACCATATATTACATGTCGGAAGATGGACGTGTGAAAATGGCTCCTGTATCTATGTTCAGTTCTCTTGTAGATAATACACCGGCAGAAGAAATGATCCAGCGTGCCGGTAATGATGCGCAAGAAGAAGTCTTGCAAGCCGAAGAAGCACAGATTAATTCTATTCCGGCCCAAGAACAACAGCCCATAGGACCAGAAACCAGATTTACAATGGGTGGAAACAATTATGAAGTCAACAGGGTAACTCCAGACGGATATGAAGTGTACCTTCTTGATGAAAATGGAACGCCAGCCCAGTCACAGCTGATGTCCGAAGAAGAAATAAGAAATGCAATCAACGGCCAACAGCCAGCTAATGGAGAAGAAACACAGCCTTCTGTAACTGAACAACCTGTACAGGAAGAAACTTCCGAACAGCCGGTTCAGGAAAATCAGACTGCCATGTCTCGCATTCCTCTTAACGAAAGAGGTGAACAAGACTTTGAAGCCGCACCGGTTGCAGATACTTCTGCCGCATTGCTGGAAATCAGTGATAATGTTGATGATGCGAAGGACACCGCAACGCAGATGATTGATCATTACAACAATGAACTGAAAAAAGCAGAGAAGGCAAAGTCAACCGGAAACACCATTCAGGAGATTGTCAAGATGAAACAGGAAAAGAAAGCTAATATAAAAGCTATCAATGACAAGATATCCTATTGGAATCAGGTTGCAGCGGATCTTGAAGCAAAAAGGCCTACCGGACTTATTGCTCAGGCAGAAGAAAAGGCTAAAGAAAACCAGCAACGTCTTGCATCCATGACAGCCGAAGAACAGCAAGCTGCACAGCAGGAAGTTCAGAAGAAGATTGATGCAGGAGCCTTTGAACGCAAGGAGCCGCGGAAAAAGGTTCGTTATGTCAAAGAAGATGCAGATCTAGGTCCTTCCATAACTCCGCGGGAACATGTTTTGCGAGAAATAGCAACAGGCCGCGTTTCGTTCTCTCTGTCTGATACAGAAGGAGCGCAGGGCCTTTCTTCACATCTGGGCTATTCCAACTCACCGGAAGAAAAGAAAAAGCTTGTATGGGCATTATCTTCTGATGGTTTAACGCCAGAAGCCGCAGCAGAACAGATCCATGCTGATATGCCGGAGAACTTGCAGGGAATGGTTACTGATCAGGACGTGTTCAACATGATCATTAATGCTTTCCAAGAATATGGAAGTCCTTCTAAGATGTGGGACGCTGCAAAAAACATGCATGGAACCGATATCGAAGAAAACATTCCGGGATATGAAGAAGATCAGGAACGCCAGCTTATTGAATGGGAAGCTTATGAAAACAGAATGTCGGTACCTGAATGGATTGCATATTCAGACTATATCGAAGAAGAACTTAATAACTTGTATTCATCTGTTACGGATGAAGAATTAAATACTATCTTTGAGCAAATCATTAACGACTATGAACGAAGAGCAGAAACAGAAAGTGCAGGAAGCACTGAAGGACAAACAGACAGTGAACAAGGCAATACAGTTCAGCCTGAACGCGAAAGTGATAACGAAGGAAGAACTGGAGAAGTCGAAGAACAACCGGAGCCAGCAAATAAAACTGATGGCGAAAGCGGTAGCGTGGTACCTGAACCAGAAGGAACAGTAAAAACCGATATCGAAGCTGCACGTGCGGAAGTAGATCAAAATCCAACTGAAGCACAGAAGGAAGCCGGTAACTACAAGAAAGGCCATGTTAAGATTGACGGGTACGATGTAACTATCGAAAACCCGAAGGGATCTGTACGTTCTGGAAAAGACGCAGATGGTAACGAATGGTCTGTTACCATGAACAACGACTATGGATATATCCGCGGTACCGAGGGCGTAGATGGTGATCACATTGATGTATTCCTTTCTGATAATCCGGAAACTGGTGATGTGTTTGTTATTGATCAGGTAAACCCTGATGGAACATTTGACGAACACAAGGTTATGTATGGGTTTAAATCAGCCCTTGCGGCCAAACGCGCATACATGGCTAATTACTCAAAAGGCTGGACCGGACTAGGAAACATAACACGTGTTTCCAAAGAAGAGTTTAAGAAGTGGGTTAATTCATCCCACAGAAAGACCAAACCTTTTGCTGAGTATAAGAGTGTAGTGCCTGTTTCCGAAAAGGAAACAACCACTAACGCAGAAGATACACCTGCAAAAAGTAACAACATTGTTTCCGATGAACGTTATCAGGAACTTAAAAATAGACTTAAACAGAAGTTTGGCCAGCTAAATGCCGGTATTGATCCTGAAATTATTGCTATTGGCGCAGAAATGGCTGTGTACCACATAGAACGCGGTGCAGTCAAGTTTGCAGACTATTGCAAAGCAATGGTAGATGATCTTGGAGACGTTATCAGGCCTTACTTGAAGTCATTTTATAGTTCCGCAAGATATATGCCGCAATCAATAGAAAACGGCTTGTCGGAAAGAATGAGCCCGGACAGCGAAGTCAGTCAGTTTGATGTAACCAACTTCGATAAGTCTGTTCCTGATGTAATGCAGCAGATAGAAAATGTTGCTAAAGAGAAGGAAATAGAAAAGGCAACTTCCAGTAATGATGTAAAAAAATCACCTTCTGATCTCTTTGGCAACTCTGAGGAATACCAGAAAAAAGCCGAGCAGGAGAAAGAAGCCGTTTCTATAATTGGCGTTAAAATTGCAGAGAAGGCAATAGCTAAGAGAAATGGTAAACAGGTAGATCCCCTAACCATGAAGGAAGTTAAAGATATCCTTAAGGGTTATGACATGCTTTCTGACATGTCAGCAACAGATATGCAGGAACTTGTTGAACTGGCAATGACCAACGAGACAAGATTAATAGCTGAATCCTACATTAACGGAGACGCAACAAAACAAAAGCAGGGATATGACACTATTGTCGATATGTACAATATGCAACCCCTTCTTAATGCAAGAGACAGCACAAGGTTTGAACGCCAGCAATACAGTACGCCTACTCCCTTCGGATATGTAATGGGGCAGTTTGTCAAGGATGGCAAAACGGTTGAAAGCGTTCTGGAACCTTCAGCAGGGAATGGCGCACTAACAATAGCTTTCCCGGCCAATACTGTACATGTTAATGATATTGATGAAAGGAGACTGGAAAACCTTCGTACGCTGGGATATGCCCAGGTAACCAATCAGGATGCACTGATACCATTTGAAGGATCTGTTGACGCAGTTCTGACAAATCCCCCATTTGGATCGACAACCGCAAAAGAATTCGACGACGGCCAGATCAAGATCAGTTCTCTGGAAGGTTTGATGGCCATTAATGCGCTTGAATCCATGAAGGATAACGGAAGGGCGGCTATTGTTATCGGTGGAAATACTTCTTATCGAGATAATGGTGCGATGCAGAGCAAAGATATGAAACTTTTTGCGTATCTTTACTCACACTATAATGTGGTTGATGTTATCAACCTTAACGGGGATATGTACAAGAGGAACGGAACTAAATATGACGTTCGTATTATCCTTATCAACGGAAGAAAAACTGGTCCGTTTAAACTTATTGCTCCACCGGTTAAGAGCAAAGCAAGAGCGGAACAGATAAACAGCTTTGAAGAATTATATAACCGAGTTCAAGATGATATACGTTCATTACAGCAAATGGGGGATCTCTTTAACGGTACAGAAGGAGAAACCCGGACCACTGACACAGAAGGAAGTGGAGCAAACAATAATGTCAGCAATAGACCAAAGTCTGGAGAACGGGGAAAATCCGTACGACCAGACAAAAAAGTCGGATCTGACAATGACATGGGAAGCACCGGTAATACTACCGTATCCGGACCAGAGCAGGCTGAACGATCCACAGCAGAAGAAAATGCTGGCAAATTGGATAATGCGGACAGATCAGATGCAGGAAGCGTTGAACCTGTTCAAGAGCAGCGAGGATCTGATAACGGAGGAAGTACCGGAGGAAGCCGGAATGATGGATCTGTCAGATCTGATTCAGGAGATAATACCGGCAGAAGCAGATTATCAGTAAACCTCAGTGATGAAAAGGTCCCATATCCCAACAGAAGCCAGTCCGGTACACTTATGTCAGTTGTTCCGGCAAATCAAGCACAGGTTCTTGCCGATTCTCTGGCTAACATTGGTGATGTAGACCAGTTCTTGGTAGATCAGCTTGGATATTCAAGCAAAGACGAACTGTTCAGTTATCTGGCCGCTGAACAGATTGATTCTGTTTCTTTGGCTATAAACCAGATGAATAAAGGAAACGGATTCATTATCGGAGATATGACCGGTGTCGGAAAGGGCCGTCAGGGTGCAGCCTTAATCAGATATGCGGTAAGGAAGGGTTATAACCCTATATACTTCACTCAGAAGCCCGCGCTTTTCTCTGACAATTACAGAGACCTTGCAGATATAGGCAGCGGAGATTTAAGGCCGTTTATCATCGCGTCAGATCCCAAAAACGCAGCTATTACTGATGCGTCCGGAAATGTAGTACACAAACTTCCTACCGACAAGGAGAAGAAAAGAGTGTTTGACTACATTATGAAGAACGGAAAGCTTCCAGAAGAGTATGATTACGTCATAACTACATATTCCCAGATCAATAATGGAACGAAGGAATATGAGCCAAAAGAAGATGGAATAGCTGAAAAAGACAAGAGTTATAAGAAGAAATCTCCTTCGGCGGCTGACAAGAGCGGTCAGGAAAGACGTGATGTTATTCAAGCCTTGTCAAAGGATAACATTATGATCCTCGATGAAAGCCATACAGCCGGTGGAAGTGGCGGTGGATCCATGTACATGCAGTATATCATTCCAAAGGTAAAAGGAGTAACATTCCTGTCTGCCACATTCGCCAAACGTGCGGATAACATGCCTATATATGCAATGAAAACCGACCTTTCCAAGTCTGGCATATCACCACAGGATATGATCGAAGCAATATCTCAAGGTGGTGTTACATTGCAGGAGATCATGTCCAAACAGCTTGTTCAATCCGGACAGATGATCCGAAGAGAAAGAAGTTTTCAAGGTGTAACTATTGACTGGATGCCGGTAAGTGAAGAAGAAGATGCGGTTCAGAGAAAACAATTCGATGAAGTATCTTCAATATTCAGTGATATCAGGGCGTTCCAGAAAGACTACATTACACCTATTGTCGAAGGCATTTCCGAAGAATTGTCCGAAGAAGGCGGTTATTCCGATCTCCAGCAGGGTACGGCAGAACTGGGAGTAACCAATACACCATTTGCCAGCAAAATGTATAATCTGGTAAATCAGTTGCTTTTCTCTCTTAAGGCAGATGCAGTTGCCAACAGGGTTATTGAAAACCTTAAGAATGGTTTTAAGCCTGTAATATCCTTCACCAATACGATGGAAGGATTTCTGGATGAAGCACCTAAAGACACTCCTATGGATAAGGTGCCAAACTTCTCTGCAACTCTTATGCGTGCGCTTGACGGAGTTATGAGATATACGGAAACTAACTTGAAGGGAGAGAAGGAAAATAAGTTCTTCACTGTGAACGACCTTCCGGAAGCCGGACAAAACAAGTATTACGAGATCAGGGAAAAGATTGAAAACCTTTCCGCGGACCTTCCTATAAGCCCTATGGACGCAATTAAGATGAAGATCCAGAAGGCAGGATATAAGGTTGGAGAAATCACAGGAAGAACACTTGAGATGGTTCAGGACGAAAACGGGAAGTATGTCATACAGAACCGTAAGGACCGTGATAAGAAGTCTGCCGCACGTGATTTCAACAACGGACAACTTGACGTGCTTATGGTAAACAAGTCTGGTAGTACAGGTATATCCCTTCATGCTTCACCCAAGTTTGAGGATCAGCGTCAGCGCGTCATGGTGTTTGCCCAGTTCCAGAGTGATATCAATGATGAAGTGCAGATGCGAGGACGTATAGACAGGACCGGCCAGAAGTTCAGAGGAAAATATGAGTATATCATGTCGTCTATCCCGGCAGAACAAAGATTACAGATGATGTTTAAGGCAAAACTTAAGTCTCTTGATGCAAATACTACATCTTCTCAGAAATCCAAGTTCAACGAAATGGAAGTTGTTGATTACCTCAACAAGTACGGTGACGATGTGACATGGCAGTATATGCTTGAGCATCCGGAGTTGTCCGAAAAACTGGGTGATCCTCTTAAAATACTCACAAGCGAAGGAGAAGAAGCCCAGTCAGGAGATACCAACACCGCAGGTAAAGAAGGGTGTGCGGCTAAAATAGCCAGATATCTTCCATTCCTGCCTGTAAAAGAACAGGAAGAAGTTTTCAAGGATATCACAGACGCATACAATGTAAAGATCCAGCTTCTTAATGACGCCGGAGAAAACGATCTTGAAATTACAACTATGCCGTTGAAGGCCAAAACTATCAGCAAAAAGATATGGAAGCCGGGAACGGATCCCAATAGCGGTAATGCCTTTGCGGATAACACTTATCTGGAAGAAGTAGAAGTAGATGTCCTTAAAAAGCCCATGAAAGCGGAAGAAATCAAGTCAACAGTTAGTCGTATGACTTCTGGAGAACCTTTCAATGAATGGCTGGACAACAGAGTTAAGGAAATAAATTCATTGTATGATGGTAAAATTGCCACTCTGAAAGAAAGGCTTGATCAAAGCGCGTTAGAGCGTTCTGAAAAAGCTAAGAAGAACTACATCGAAAAGTCTAAAGAAGCCCGAAAAAACGGAAAGAATGAGTTTACGGACGAAGAAATTGAAAAAATGTCCGAGGTAGTTGTAGAGGATATTATGAAGAAATCGAAAGAAAGCTTCATAAAACAGAAGAACGTAATTGAAGCCCGAAGGGAAAACATTCGCAAGCAGATCAATTCGTTTACTCCTATGAAACCTCTTGTAATACCATTCAATCTTGACGAAACACTGGTAACAATTATGCCAAGTCGTGGTATGTTTTTGGGGTACAAGTTTAGTAAGGACTATTCACCGAGTTCTTCTACTGCCATTTTTGCCACTCTTGACGGAAGAAGGAAAGTAGAAATACCGTTAAATCAGGAAAAAGCTTTCAATTCGATCCGTATGAACACAATGATGCAGCCGACTTACCTGAAGGATCTTAATGTTGATACCTGGGATTCTTATGTGCCTACTCAGACAAGAAAGAAATCCTATATTGTTACAGGTAACCTTCTGCAGGCCCTAGTTGATACAAAAAAATCAGAAAACGTAAAAGGATATCTGGTTTCATATTCTACTATTGAAGGTGATACGAAACAGGGTATTCTGATGTCTGATAACTTCAAGCCGGAAAATCTTACAACAAGTGCTCCTATCAGCAGCAGACTTATCCAGATACATCAGGGTGAAACTGTTATCAGTGAAGATAAACGTGTCATTGTGGAGAAAAACACCGGCTGGAGATCCGGATATGCTTTAAAGGTTCCTAAATCCAAAAAACAAGGTGGAGAATTCTTTGAGGACAACAAGTTACGTTCACTTGCTGACAACAAGGAGTTTACAACTAGGGGTAATTACATGGTTGCGGATATTTCTTCCGATAACCTTTCTAAAGTTATTGACCGGTTAAGCAAGATGGGAGTAACCGTATCAAAGAAGGCAAAACTGGAGAATAGCGAAGATGTGCGTTTTAGGGTTTCGGAAGAAAATCAGGACTTAAACAACATAAAATCGGAAGATGTAGAAGAAACATCTAAAAAGTTGAATGTTCCGGTAGAGGTTATAACTTCTGTTGACCAGATAAAGGATAACTCAGTAAGATCTGCCATTGAAAAAGGAAGGAAAGTAAAGGGATGGTATTCTTTGTCAGACAACAAAGTGTATGTATATCTCCCTAACGCTACCAGCATGGAAGATGTGAACCAGACTATCCTTCACGAAGGTGTTGCACATTACGGATTGAGACAACTTGTAGGAGAAGATCGTATGGATGATTTTCTTGATGATGTTTTTGCCAATGTTACCGATGAAGTAAGGAAGAAAATTATTGATACTCTTCCCAGATATGGCTATAATTCACGTATAGCCACAGAGGAATACATGGCAAGAATGGCTGAAAACGGAGTAGACGTTTCTGTATGGCAAAGGATAAAACAGGCATTCAATTCACTTATGAGACGTATGGGCATTAACATAAAAATAAGTGATAATGAACTTCGATATATCCTTTGGAGAAGCCGCCAGAATCTAGACAAAAACAAACCGCTTGATCTGGCCAAAGATGTTGCCATGCAGTACCAGATGGGAGTAGGTAACTACTTTAGGGAAGATACAGACGGAAGTATAGGTATGTATGAGCAATCTTTGAAAGGATGGAAATATAAGGCACAGGAAGCATATCAAGACAGTATGCTTGCTTTGAAAAACCTTCAGGAAGTAATTGCTAAAGTTTCCGGTAAACCTATAAAGTCATTTGAGAACGCATACATGGCAGAAAACCAGTTAAGTTCAAAAAACACTTCCGAAGCAGAAGTGTATTATAAGAAACATTATCAGCCAATGCTTCAGGAAGCCGGTAGGATGATGAAGAAGTACGGCCTTACTCAAAAGGGAATTGAACGGTATATGATGTTGGTCCACGGAATTGAAAGGAACGTAGAACTTACATTCCGGGAACAGCTTGATGAAGTTATCAAAAACAATCCGGACGATGCGGATCAGTTCATTCAGGATTTTAAAGATGAAAAGGAAAGACTGAGAAAGTTATATTCAGGATATGAATACCTGAAGGAACTGAGTGATTATATTGGAGGTGTAAATGACTATTCAGCGACACAGGCCATTCTTAACAGTATGGACGGAGAAGAACATGATAACTTCCAAGAAGATGCGCTTAATTACGTCAAGGACTTTGAACAGACCTATGATGTAAAAGAGTTGTGGAATAAGACCAACGATGCAACCAAAACCACATTGCGTAAGGCTTATGATAGCGGAATGATGGGAAAGGAACAATACTCTAATGTAAATAACATGTACATGTATTATGTACCCTTGCGCGGATGGGATGAACAGACAGCAGAAGATGTTTATGAATATATTGATTCAGAAAGAAATCCTGTAAGTTCTGTACTGAAATCCGCAAAGGGAAGAAAGAGTATTCCTGATGAAATATTTGCCACAATTGGAAATATGGCCGAAAGTGCTATCATGCAAGGCAACAGAAACATGATGAAGCAAAGCTTTATGAGTATGGTTATAAATCATCCTACTGATATAGCTACATTGAAAAAGGCTTGGTATGTATATGATCCGGTAAAAGATGAATGGAATATATCTATGCCAGACATTCAAGAAAGCGACAACGCTGAAACTATTGCTGAAAAGCTCAAAAACCACGAAGAGCAGATGAAGCAATTGAAAGAAAACGGACTTGCTACACAAAAGCCTAATGGTCTTAATATAAATTATAGGATCAATAAAAACAACATCTCCCAGCATGTTGTTCAGGTAAAGAATGGCGGGAAAGATTATGTTATATACATTAATGGAAATCCAAGAGCAGCGCAGGCAATCAATGGATTGACTAACCCGAATGTAGAACAGAACCCGATATTCAGATCCATTGCAACTGCAAACAGATGGTTGGCGGCTAACTTCACTACCAGAAACCCGGCTTTTGTGTTAAGCAACCTTGTAAGAGACCTGATATTTTCCAATGTTGCTGTAAGCATAAAAGAAGATGGGAAGTATTCAAGTAGGTTCAGAAAGAACATACTGAAAGCCATGCCTGTTGTATTGAGAAATCTGAATGGCAATCCAAATAACACCGAAGCTGACAGATATTTTCAGGAGTTTATCGAGAATGGCGGTGAAACCGGATACATGCACCTGAATGATGTTGAAAAGTACAAGAAAAAAGTAAGGAAGGAACTTTCAAAAATAAACGGTGAGATGGGATCCGCAAAGATGGCTATGGATTTTGCAATAGACAGACTTGAGGATTTCAACAGATGGGCAGAAGATATCTCACGATTTACCACGTACATGACTTCCAGACAAATGGGTAGAAGTATTACGGAATCTGTGAATGATGCGAAAGAAGTAACCGTAAACTTTAACAAGAAAGGGGCCGGATATAAAACCGGCGGATTTTTTGGAATGACTTCGGGTATATTCAGAAACCTGTATCTTTTCTTTAATGCTTCTGTTCAGTCTCTAACCAATTTTAAAAGACTGTATGACAAACAACCGGTTAAGTTCTATTCAGCTTTAGGCGGATTTATGTCAGCAGGATTTTTAATGCCAATGATAAACAACGTATTGTACAGTATCTTTGGCGGTGAAGATGATGATCCGTACAATGATTTGCCGGAATGGGTAAGAAGAAACAATCTCTGTATATATACAGGTAATGATACGTTTTTGACTATTCCTCTTCCCATTGAATTAAGAGCTTTCTACGGGCTGGGTGATTATGCTTATCAGCTTACAACCGGCAAAGAAAAGCCTTCCGCAACCAATATCGCAAAAGGAACAGTAGGACAGCTTGCAGATCTTTTGCCTTTAAATCCAACAGGGAATGAAGGCTTAAAGACGTTTATGCCTGATATTATGTCTCCAATATTTGAGGCTTATGTCTGGAACCAGGACTTCACCGGAAAACCGGTAGCAAAGATATCTCCATTCAACGAACGTGATCCGGAGTGGAAGAGAGTTTATAAAGGAACGTCAGGATGGCTTGTTGATACTTCCAAATTCCTGAATGATATCAGCAACGGTAGTGGTCCGGGATCTGAATTCCGAAAAGGATTTATAGATTTCAATCCTGCCAAAGTAGAACACCTTCTTGAATCTTATTTTGGCGGTATGGCCAAAACATTCAATCAGGCTGGGAAAACGATATATTATGGTGGGAAGTCATTAATCGAACAGCAGAAAGATGAAGATCTGGTGATGAGAAATGTTCCTATTGCAAACAGGTTCCTTAATACTGTTGATGAAAGAAATGCTTTTTCTGGAATCAATACAGAATACTTTAATCTCCGTGATGAAATGGACCAGTTTAAGTATGAACTTAATGGTGTAAAGAAAAGCGGAAACAAAGATGAGTATAAAGAAATGCTGAATTCTGATCTGTATGATAAATACCAGAAATACAAACCATATCAGAAGAAGTTGAAAAAACTAAACGATATGGCAAAAGAATCTCAAGGAGAAGATCGAAAAGAAATAGAGGATATGATTATAGAAACCAGACGAGAACTTCTTGAAGAAGTGAAATAAGAAGAAAGCGGTGCGCCATAATGACGTACCGCTTTTCCCAATATTTCAACTTTAGTATTTGAAAATAAGCTAGTTTTGTAAAAAATCACACAAACATGAATAAATTCTTAAACAGATCTGTAAAGCCGAAGCGGGACGACAGGACAAAAGAAACCGTTTACCGCACAAGAGGAACGGCGTATGAGGAACTTGAAGAGTTTGCTTCATACTGGAGCAGCCTTTACACTGCCCGTAAGAAAATGGAAAGATCCCTGATGTATGCGAAAGAAGATCAATGGGGAGACTATATAAAGGATCCGGACACCGGCAATATGATGACTGAAGGAGAACTTATCAAGAAAAATGGTAAGGTTCCTTTGAAAAACAACATGATAGCACCGATTGTTAAGAACATAGAAGGCCAGTTCAGAAGAAACGTAACAAAACCTATATGCTCGGTAAGAGATCGGGATGAAGCAAAGGTCGGTGAAATGATGAGTATTGCAATGGAATATGCTCAGTCACTTAACGAGATCACAGAACTGGACGCAGCCAGCCTTATGGTTCTGGAATGTGGCGGCTACATTGCACAAAGAATAGAGTTCGGGTACAACGAGTACAAGCACATGAATGATGCATGGGTTTATAATGTTGATCCCTCACGGCTATTCTTCAACACCAACATAGAAGATCAGCGAGGATGGGATATAACCTGCATCGGTGAAATCTTTGATATGGACTTTGAACAGGTAGTCGCTGCCTTTGCAAAGAGTAAAAAGGATCGTGAATGGCTGGAAAGCATATATGGTACAGATGATCATCCAAGAAGATCATTCGTTGACGGTGTACAGGGTTATAACCAGAAAAATGCAGATTTTTACACACCTGCAGAAGTAGATCTTTGCCGGGTTATCCTAGGCTGGAAGCTGGAGAGCAGAGACGCATATTTCTACCACGACACGCTTGATGGGAGCTGGGGCTTTGTCGGATTGAACGAAGTAAATAAGCTGGAATACATTAACCAGAAAAGAATATCAGAAGCACTTGAAGCCGGAGTAGAAGAAGAAGATATTCTTTTGATTGAATACGAATTCAAAGTAGAAAGATACTGGTATTACAGATATCTTTCCCCGTGGGGTGATGTTTTGCAGGAAGGAAGAAGCCCATACTGGCACGGCCAGCACAACTATGTATTTCATGCTTATCCTATCATACACGGAAAGATATTCAATTTCATAGAGGACTTTATCGACCAGCAGAGAAGTATCAACCGTACCATGACGTTGATAGACTTCATACGTTCTTCTTCAGCAAAAGGTCTGGTAGTCGTGGATGAAGATGCGTTCGACAGCATGAGCCGGGAAGAAATCATTGATGAATACGTCAGATATAACGGAGTTCTTTTCTGCCGACTGAAACCGGGTAAAGACATTCGTTCAGTCATTACACAGCTTAACGGAGCCGGAGCCATTCAGGGGGACTATGAACTGTTAAGCCTTCAGTTAAAACTGATCAATGATATTGCCGGTGTAAACTCAGCTATGCAGGGGAAAGATCCTTCATCCGGAACTGCCGCTTCTCTTTATGCACAACAGACGGAAAACGCATCTATGAACCTGAAAGGTTTGTTCGATTCGTTTAAAGCCTTCCGGAAAAGAAGAGATCTCAAGCTGATGCAGACTATTCAGCAATATTATGATTCGCCCAGATACATAGAATTGGGAGGAAAAGATTATTCTGAAGAATCTAAATATTACGATCCGGAAAAGGTTCAGGGTGCGCAGCTTGATCTTGAACTTACAGAAGGAACAAATACACCTACATTCCAAATGCTTGAAAACGAATTCCTGATGAAGCTGTTTGAAATGCAGGCTATCAACGTAAAGACCTTGCTGGAAAACTCCAGTCTGCCTTTTGCATCAAAGATATTGGAAAGTATCAAACGTGCAGAGCAGGAAATGGCAGAAAACCAGAACATGGCACAGATGGATCCGGCACTGATGCAACAGATCGCAAGTCAAAATCCGGCACTTATGGAGAAGATGATGAACGATGCAAATGCTTCTCCACAAGACGGAATAATACAACAGGAAGCTTAAACGGAAGCTTCGGAAACAATACGGGTTTTTCTCTTTTGAAGGCCCGTATTTTTTTGTGCAATTCTGTATGGTTTCTCTGTTTTATAGCAAACATATACGCCTATTGCGGTAGACATTACACGGTCGTCATGGCAACCCTCAACAGCACCAGTCTTTTTGCCATCCTCTTTGATTTCAAACTGGTCGTATTCAAACGTTGTTTCTAAGCTTCGTTCTATGTACAGGCAATCACGCATTGCAGCTTTCAGGAACCCGGTAACCATTGGCTTGGTTGAAGGGTTGGTGTGGAAACCATATTTAACCGGTGCGCCCTGTTTGATCTGTTCCGGACTTGTGCGGCTATACAGGTCGGGATAGAAATCAACAATTTCATCAAGCACATATTCAAAATTGTCTCCTTCTGTTCCTTCTGTCTCTAATGTATTGGATTCAATGACAAGTAAAGCCGTGTCATAAGCTTTAGCTATCTGGGCAGCCTTCCATATCAAAAGGTCATGTTCGATATGGCCATGCCATTCGGCAACTACTTCCGGAATACCGCCTTCAATCATGGGAAGCCGGTCAAATACTTTAATCGAAGAGTAGTCTGCCTGATCTCCAGTACCACCAATATCAACAGAAACAATATATCTGTATCTGTAAAGCCCTTTTGATTTGTCTGGAAGCATCCATACATGCAGCGCATTTTCTCTCTGTTTCGGTTTTTCGACTTCAACAAACCGTATATTTTCAAATGCTTTTTCTCCTTTAGTTGCGTCACCGACAAATTCTCCATAGAAAGCCGGATCCATACAGGATTTACGACACTGTTCAACATATTGTCTGGGAAAGAACGGACGACCTGTTGACTGAAATGCTTCTTTCGGATCAGAAGGGTATTCAGAACACATACGCCATTCCTCAACCATTCCTTTTTTCTTTTTCCGATACCAGGCAATAGCTTCAAGAGTAGCGCCCAACTCAAAAAGATAGTGTTCGTATTCATCCATTGATTCTATGAAATCCAGATAGTTCTGATATCCTATGTAAGTGGAATACATATCAATCAGGAACCACGGGATAAATACGGGTGTAAAGTCGTTTTCTCCCTTTACAGCTTTCAGCCATGTTCTGTGAAAATAGTTTCCTACACCTTTGGCGGTAGATTCAAGAACCTTGACTGTGTAAGGGCCGTCATTGATTGATCCGAAAATAGACTGTACAAGATCTTCAGGCTTTTTACCTTTCGTTTCCTTCCACAAACCCACCTCTGTCAGATGGGCCATAGATATATTTTGAGAACGAAGGCTATCCGGTTTCTGTGCCGATCCGATTGAGTAAAGACACTGACAATACTGTATCTGTCTTGTTTTAGATGATCCTTCAAACGGAGTAGTTTTCAAAGAAATACCATTTGTAGCCCATGTGGGATAATGTTCTATCACTTTGGAAAGCATACCCGAAACAATGTTTGACTGGGATTCTACATCACCGCATATAACACTGTTCCAGTTCTTCCTATGAATGATCTGGATCCAAAGCATGTATATCTGAGTAAGAGTAGATCCGCCCCATTGCCGGGCTTTCAAAAGTATTATGTTGATAGGTTCATTATTCTTTCTAAGCTTTTCCAGAGTACAAAGATAGGTCCTCTGTGCCCTGTTAAGAAGGAAGTGTATATCCTCTCCACCTCCCTTTGGAGAAATAAGAGCAGTACTGTATGCCCAAAATTCAAAGTCATACGGAAATCTCTGGCGACAGAATTCAACATACAGAAGATTAGCCATATACTCTGTATAAGGTTGCTTCATTATTCTTTCAATGTACAGACGTATTCCAAGAGACATGAGAACCTGACAGAAGCCGGTATTGGCAAATTCCACCGGAAGCCACATTTCCTTCAAAGGAAAATCTTCACATGTTACCTTTACTCTCTCAATAGAAAATGATCCTTCACCGGTAAGAGGGTTGTAAGGCGATTCAATTACTTTGAGCCTTTCAAGGTTTTTCTTTATTATTTCCTGTGCCTGCATAATATCCTCCTGTAAACTAGGCTAGCCAGATACGAGGATGAAAAGCTGTACACATGGATGAGTGTGTTTACCCCGTGCGCAAACAAGCCGGTAAAAACATAAGAAAAAATAATAAGTGAAATGGATTTCAGAAAAAGCTTCTTGTTTATGCCAGAAAGATAATATCCCATTATCACGGAAATGACAGCGGAAAATCCGCAAGTTGGAACATCTTTAGCCGATAGATATCCGGATATGGCCGGTATTATAACACAGGCCGGAAGCAAAAATTTAAGATCAGATTTATGAAGAACGCGGTAATAAGTCCAGAACACAAAGCAATTAACCGCAAGATGAAGAAAGTAAGTATGTACCAGATTATATGTGAATAGCGTCCACCAAGAAGAGTGGTTTGTAACGGCCAGCATTTCGATCGGATAGAAAAAAGAAATCAGCCAAATAATAAATAGAATAACTATGACTGGCATTTCTTCCTTTCTTTGTAGTAGCTGTAAATGATTTCCCGGAATGTTTTCAGATCAATGTAGTAGGAAGGTGCTTTTTCCTGTAAAATCTTTGTCAGGATCGAATAGCCGACCAATCCTGTCTTATCCTTATAGGCTTTATATCTTCTGTGCAACTCCTGATACATAAGGATAGTGTTCTTATTTTTAAGCCCCAGCGGCTTTCCTCTCTCAATCTTCGAGACATAACGTCTGGCGTTCTCGTAACTGACATAAAATCTGGGAGCACCCTTTATCATAACCGAACGTATGATATCGTCCTGTGTTACGGAAAATTTTCTCATAGACTTTATTGCTTCAAAGAACGCGTCTGTTATATGCTGTCGTCGAAGTTCTGAAATGTAATTCTCTTTCATAAAACGCAGCTTTCCACAAAGATAATAATAAAAAACAAACAAATAGCCTTATTACCCAAATCGTCAATTATACTACCCAAATCATCAACTTTAATATTGCTTTAAAGTCTTACTTTGCATATATACTAAATGACTGCAAAAATGGATAAAGAAGAAATGGCTAAAACAGCAGCGGAACAGGAAACCGCAGCCAGTGAAACAGAGAGAAAACCGACCAACAAAGAACGGTTTAACTCAATGATGATGGAAAGGATGCAGGGATATAACCCTGATGATGAAGAAGGAGCATACGGAATGTTGATCGACGACTACACCAAGAGTGATGAACAGAAGAAGATTCTTTCGGATGCTATCAATCAGGATCCCCGTTTAGCGCAAGTTCTTTCTGATATTGTAAGCGGCAAGAGAAGCAGCGGTAATGCGCTGGTAAGGTATTACGGAAGAGATTTCCTTTCAGCAGAAGAAGGAACGCCGGAATATGATGATATCGCAGCAGCAGAAGAAGAACGTAAGAAAGAAGCCGAAGATCGTGCCGCAAGAGAAAGCGAGTACAAAAGCAACATGGATGCGTCTACTCCTGTAATTGAGGAATTCTGCAAAAATCAAGGATATGAAGTTGATGATTTTCTGGATAAGGTGTGGGATCAGATTGCTTCACCCATTCTTTCCGGTAAATACACTCCCGAACTTCTTGAAATGATGGATAAGGCTTTCAATTACGACACAGACGTAAGTGATGCACTGAAGGCCGGAGAAGTCAAAGGAAGGAACGAAAACGTAAACAAAATGAGAAATGACAAGATTGGAGACGGACTGCCGACCGGACTAGGTACAAATACTAAACAGACCAAGAAACCGAAGCAGAAACAAGAAACAATTCTTGACATTGCAAAATACGCATAACAGCCACAACACAAACACAAAATAACACGCAAAATTATGGAAAAACTGATCAAATTTATCAAAGATGAAAAATGGGGCGTTTTGTCTGTCTGCCTGACAGTTCTGTCGGTTTTGATAGGATCTCCATTTATGCTTGCAGCAGAAGGGGCTACCGTTGCAGTAACAGAAGGCGGCGCACAGGCACAGCCCGGACATACCGGTGCTGAAACACAAATTCCCGGACAGGCAACAACTGTTTCAGGAGTTGAACAGGCAACCGGCGGTGTCGGAGGTGACGGACTTACCCAGCCTGAAATTGACGCGCAGATTTTTGAAATCGGTACCGATGAAACCGTACTTGACGGTATCATGCGAAAAGCAAAACGTCAGGTAAAAGTTAAAAGCTTTGAGGTAGACCACTACATCATTGACGAACAGAAAGCCGTTGTTGAAGTTTCAAAAAAATACACCGCAGCCGATAGCGAAACGGCAACCATTGAAGTAGCTTCCAAAGATGCAGGCTTGTTTCAGGAATATGGAACTATTCTTGCAAAGGGGGTAAACGGCTATGATCCCACCGGACAGAATGAACTGGAAGGCGTAGACCTTATGCTGTTTATCGTAGGTAAAGACAGTTCAAAAAATGGAAGCCCGATTGTACGCGCAATCAACGGCCCAAAGAGTGAAGCAACAGATATGTACTGTAATGTTCCTACTATTGAAGCAGGAACTAAACTGGTAATTCTCAGCAACGCATGTGCTGAAACCCAGAAGAATGTTGCTCCGGACATTGTTGTTCCTTCTCCCAACAGGGTTTATCTGCAAAAGACCATTATGAACCAGATTGTTTCTGATTACTTCGACAGTTATAAGAAAAGAATTCCGTTCCAGCAGGCCACTATTGCAGAAGCCGCCGTTAAACAGTACAGACGTAAGAACAACAGAACGCTGTGGATCGGTCAGAAAGGTAAAGTGAAAGTAGACCGCGGTGAAATGGGAGTTCAGACGGTTTATTTTACAGAAGGTATCAGATGGCAGATCAAACGCGAATGGCAGCACGATGGTAAATGGACGTTTGAAGAAATCATTGCACTGGCCAAGCTGAAGTTTACCGGATCCGACTGTTCAAAAGAAGCTTTCTGGCTGATGGGCCGTGACCAGCTTGAATCTATCCAGAACATTGACTTCACCAAGCATAAGGATATCACCATGACTTCCGCTACTACATGGGGATTTTCATGTACCAAGCTTCACACGGTATTCGGTGATTTCTACCTGAAACACGAACCTACTCTTGATGTTATCGGATATGCAAACTCTGGAGCAATCTTAGACATGCAAGGTCTGGTAAGATACTGGTACAAGAACGAAGAAAAGTCTACCGAAGATATTGAAGGAGAAGAAGCAAAGAGACAGGCCGTGATCTCTATCAATGCTCTGGCGTTGAAAGGTTTCTCACATATCTGGGTAGAAGGTGACTACAAGGGAAGTCTGCCGGGTGCAACAGTTGTTTCAGTTCACGACAACGGAACAGACGCGCCTGCTGATCTAAAGACAGGTCAGATTTTCTATCTGAAACAGGCATGTACTGGTATCTCCGGAAGTAAAGCCGGTGAATTCTGGAAGTGGAACGGTTCTGCATGGGAAAAGTACGAAGGTGAGATCTACACAAAGAACGAATCCTTTTAATGTATAACTTAAAAAGCGGGGCGGGTAAAACCGCCCTTACCTTGTATTATGGCTAAAATAGATTTATATAAAAAGAAATATGGCATTTACGGTAAAGTTGAAATGAGTGTTCTTATACCCGTAAACAAAGCCAAGTTAAGAATCAACTTTCAGGATGGCATAATCAATGCGCAGGGGGTAGTACCAGCCAGCTTTACAACATCAGATCCAGTTGTACAGACTGCCATTGAAAACCACGAAATGTATTTGAAAGGAAGGATCAAACTTGTAAAAAAATATAAGATCGGAGAAGTTGAAACGGAAACATCTTCTCAGCCTTCCAAATCTGAAACCACTGCACCGGAGACACCGCAGGACGGAAGTGAAACGGTGTATCAAGATGTAAAAAACGCACAGACAGCTAAAGAAGTTCTTATCCGTGAATTCAATGTTCCGATTATTGAGTTACAGGACAAAGAAAGTATCAAATCAAAAGCAAAAGAACTGGGAGTATCATTCCCTAACTGGAAATAATTATGATAACAAAGGATGAAATAGTAGCAAAGGTTAAGGCTATAATGAACGAGATCGGGGAAGAAACCAATGCTTCCCTTCTTGACGAAGATACAATAAAAATAGACCAGTACATTGAAGAGTGTATAGGTGATGCCCTATCCCTTGTAATACTTAATTCTCCGAACCTTGTCATAAACCCAAAGAAAGGATCAGTAAGCCCTACTACCAACGGAGACGGTACAGGATATGTTGTCCTTCCAGACGACTTTGTGAAACTTGTGGCCTTCAAAATGAACGGATGGAAAAGGTCTGTTTCTATTGCTTATCCTTTAGACAGCGAACAGGCTAAAGAGCAAGGAAACGAATTCACAAGAGGAACCAAAAGTAAACCGGTGTGTGTATTGTCATATTCTCCCGAAGGGAAGAAAACTTTGGAGTATTATAGTCTGGGAGACAGCGAAAGCCATACTATATCCGTATTTGTGTATGAAGCGGCATACGATCCTTCTTCCGGGATAAATCTAAAATCAAACGATCCTGCATTTTATGCTTTGTGCTACATGACGGCCAGTCTGGTATATTCCATTTTTGAAAATCCGTCAACGGCAAAGGAAATGCAGACAATAGCTATAAACTATATTAGCAATGCCATATCACATTGATGAAGAGAACAGCGAACTTGCATTTAAGGTCCGCGAAGGTAATAAGTTAGTAATAAAGATAAAGTCAAACATATTCAGTGATTCACTGGAACTTTATCTTATAAAGGTCGGTGATAATACTGAACCTACTGATAAAAATGTATTCTCTTCATTACGTGTTCTCAAAGAAATAGAAAACCTTCACGACACAATCCTGAAGGAAATAAACTCTGTCACTTCCGGGTTCTGGGAATTGAAACAAGATTCTCAGGGTAATGAATATATTTCGACAAAGTACAATGTTCTTACCGAAGGAGGTCTCACTACTTACGGTCTGGGTGAACAGAAGCTAGGAACTATCTATGACGGCCTTCCGATAGATAACGATACGATATACTGGGAAGAAGTTGAAGGATCCAGAGTATTAAAGGCAAAAGGATCCGGCGGTGGTAGTACTGGTTTAGATGAAACAAAGCTTTGGAATGTTTTAGGAACCCCAGGAGATCAACAGATTGATTATTCACATTTAAGAAGCGCGTTTTCTCAGTTCAGTAATGAGTTTGTAACTATCAATACCGAGCAGGAGATAACAGCATTAAAGCATTTCACTGCCGGTCTCTCAGTCGGAGAATCAAAGAAAAAGATCTACGAAGAAAACGGTGTTGTCTACATTGATGCAGATGTAGCTGTTACCGGAGCAATGACTTTCTATGCTTCGGCTGGTAGATCCGTATCAACAATTATGGATGCTGTTGCGGTTGATGGTATTACTATCAAAAAGGAAAACAATGTACTAAAAGCTATAGCTGGTGCAGGAAGTTCCTTCGATGAAAATGCCATGTGGTCTGCACTTTCCGGATCTTCGGACAACCAGATCAACAAGTCGCATCTAACCACGGCTTTGGATGGATATGCAACCCAGAATTGGGTTATAGAAAACTATGCCACCAAATCAGAGTTGTCAGCTGTGTCTAATAAGCTGAGTGACTTCTTGGAAGGTTCTGATACGGATAACATCATAAACAAGTGGAAGGAATTGGAAGCATTTCTGTCCGGCATGGCAGAAACGGATAATCTCGCGGAAATACTTGAAACAAAGGCCGACAAAAAATATGTAGATAGCACCTTTGTTACGTTGGCAACCAAGCAAACAATAACTGGGGAAAAGACATTTTCCTCTGTGCTGAATACAGCCGCTATCAAGGCATCCGGAGCTATTACAGCACCTTCGCTGGCAGCATCGGACTGGGTTACTATTGCTGGAATTAAGCTGAGGAAGCTGGAGGATGGTGCACTAATGCTGGAAGGAAATCTGGCATTAACCGGGGCTTTGACTATGTACGCTAGCAATGGGCAAAGTTTTGATACAATTTATGACGGACTGCCAATAGACAATGATACTATATACTGGCAAGAAGTTGACGGATCAAGAGTTTTGAAAGCAAGAGAGGGTAGCGGGTCATCCTTCGACAAGTCTGCCATGTGGACGGCATTGGCCGGATCTACCACGGAACAGATCAACAAGTCGCACCTTACTACTGCTTTGACAGGTTACGCAACCGAAAGTTGGGTGTCAGGAAAAAACTATGCTGTTAAAGCTACAACATTAGCTGGCTATGGTATAACGGACGCTTATACTAAAACTGAATCAGATAGCAAGTACCCAACAAAGACAGGAAGCGGCGCAAGCGGAACATGGGGCATTAATGTTACAGGTAATGCAGGATCAGCTACTAAGTTACAGACTGCCCGTACATTATGGGGACGTAGCTTTGATGGAACCGGAAATGTAAGCGGAAATTTAGATAATGTTGGTAATATAAACACCATAGGTGGAACTATTAATGCTAAAGTATTTGCGTACAATCCTTCTGATAATCACGATGGCTTGCCGTGGTATGGTATGGCCCACTACGGTAATGTTATAGCTATATCCGGATATGGAGGAATCGAATTATTTACATCAGCAGGTAATGTTTTAGCAATAGGAACAGATAATAAAGTTTATGCAAATTCTTATGTAGCAAGTAATTCGTTTAGAAGTACTGGAGATACAGGATGGTATAACGAAAAATGGGGTGGAGGATGGTATATGTCCGATAGTAATTTTTTAAGATCGACTAATGAAAAATCAGTTTATATTGGTAACGGATCTTATAGAACTGCCGGAGGTGGATATGCTGCAAATAACATAAATAATGCTTCTGAGGTTTTTAGTTGTAGGTTTATGTCGGAAAGTATTGCTGGTATTCCAGCCGGTAATGTACGCAATATATTAGGATGGTACGATTCTTCATCTAGTGGATGGCAAACATCTTATATCATTGGTAGTAAAAGAGAGGTTGGGAATAACTGGGGAGAACTTATGTTAGGAGTTTATCAGTATGAGGACGCTAAGAGATCAGTAGCCGTATATATGGGGCTAGATGGTGCTGGCGGTAGAGTTTATATCGGAGGTAATTTGCTTGTAACAGGGGGCGGTACATTCTACGGATCAGATATTCGCTACAAATCAATCATGCAGCAGGTCAACTTGTCTCTGTTGGATATAGCAGAGGCACCTTCCTTTGTTTATCACTGGAACAGGGAAGGAATGAAATGCGATAGACTGAACTTGGGAGGATCAGCACAATATACTCAGTCTGTCCTTCCGTGGGCAGTGGAAGAAAAGGATAATTTCTTGAGCATGGACTACGCAACAGTAGCATATACGTTTGCTGTACACACGGCTAGACATTTGATGAACTATGAAACAAGAACCGATAAGAAAATCAAGAAACTTGAGAACAGAGTTAAATATTTAGAGAAACAACTTAAAAAGCTAGGCTATGAAGAAGTTCGTACTTTGGATGATTCGGGTATTTAAGCTCGATATCCCAACCGAAAAGGTAATTGAAAAGGTGGTTGAGAAAGAAGTGTACCTTCCGCATGAAGGTGTTATCTATGGCAATGTCGCTATTAAAGGTGATGTTGTTGTACTAGGAGACCTTAAGGTCGAAGGTAATTTAACTTGTTATACTAAAATTAAGGAGGGCTAACAATGAAAGTAATTTTATATATAGATAAACGAGAAGGAGATATGATAGATGTGCCTATCTTTCCAGGTAGTAACATAACAAAGAGAATGTCTTATCTCCAAGCTGTTGAAGGCGATAAAATAAATGGAAATAAAGTAGCTGATGCAGCATTCATAGTAGGTGAGCAGATTCCAGATGAGTATTTACTCAGCAGTAAGTACCTAGAGCGTGTAATTGAAATAGATGATGCTAAGCTCGCTGAAAGTTATGCATCATTAGCTAAAGGTGGATATAGAGGAACCCCGGAAAAGCTGGCTAAGTTAACCGCTATGGATATCCCGGTAGTGTTGACAGCTTATGACGTGCTGCCAACGTCAAACCTTAAATGGGATTATATTCGGGACACTCTAAATAAGTATGGGGGAGTTGTAAACAACAATGCTATTACGGCATTTCAAAGCGGAGCAAACATATTAATGTTTGCAAAATATAAGCCTTCTGATATTGGTGCTGTAAACTTTACGAGAGATAACCCCGGAGCATTTGTCGTTGATTCCTGGGACGGTCAACTGGTTACTATCAAAGATAAATGGTGGATCGGAAAGAATGGAACATGCAATATAAACATTCCTATTATTGATAATCTTGAAGATAATTCTCCTAATGATGAACCGTGGTCTTATATACCGGTTCCGGGTGGTCAAAATGCACCTTACCGGTTAGGGGACTTTGCCGGGTATGATGCAAAAGCGACAAGTGATATGATCACATTGGTAGTGCCGGAATATGTTGTAATAGGACAAAGTTTGAGAGTGCCGATATATATGCCGGAAAAGAGAGAAACTGAACTTACTCTTAACGATATATATGATGTGACAGGTGGTGTTACTTTGGTGTTCCGAATTTGGGTGCAGGGTAAAACTGGATATTACAAACTGGTGGAGTTTCAGCCCAAACATCAGACAATGCTGGAGATAAGCGCGGAAGATCTGGAGTTTATCGGAATGTCCCCTAAAGATACCGTATGTATGCACCTTATGGCAAAAGATGTAAAAGGAAGGTACAGAAACATGAAGGCAACGGAAGATACAACAACCTTGTATAAAGTTAAAGTATTTTCTACCAAACCATACGACTTTATTGCTCCTCGTGGTGAGGTTCTGCAAAGCAATTCCGATATTAAGAGATTGCGCCTGTACAACATTACGTTTGGTATTACAGCCGTTGGATTTTCAGGAGGCACGCTGGGAGCTGGTAGTAAGATTGCAGTGTACAGATACAAGTCGGGCAATGTCAATTATAAGTATGAGCAGCCGTGGTACGAAACTGGCCCTGCTGGAGAATTAACGGTAGCAGCCGGTGAAATCAGGTATTATCCGATAGTAGACAGCTTCGATTTTACCACAAACGACATAGACGAAAGTGTAACTAAAGCTGTCGTTATATGGTGGAATTCCAGTTATATAGAATTATCAAGACTTGAAGTTACAATAAGAAAAACAGATTTTTAATTATGGAAATAAGAACAGAGCAAGAAGGAAAATGGATATCCCCGATGTATGGGAAGTTTCTTACGCAATCTTCCGCAACAAAAGATGAAGATCGGGTAGTGGCCAAACAGGTATATATCCCTTTGGATGAAAGTAACGATGAATGGACTGAGATCACCAAAGAAGATGCGGAACGTATCTTCAAGGCAAAGAAAGCTGCAAGAGGTCAAATAGAATATCCGGAAGAACAGGTTAATCAGATGATAGGGCTGTTTGCATCACAGATAAACACCATGAACCTTACGGACGAACAGGCATTGCAGTTTAAGAACCTGTACCCAGCCTGGGAAAATTTCATCAGTCAGAAACTTTAAAAAGATTACAATGTGCTTTATCAGGACAGGCTTTATAAAGTGAAACAGGCTATTGAAAATGTACTGGAAAACCAACCGCCTAGTGTTGACACGGCAGCACTGTACGAAGAAATCAACGAAACCAATGCCATACGATGAAAAAAACGCGTATCTTATCAAAATTAAGAATATCGCAAAAGCTGTAATTACAGGTAGTATATCACAATTTGCATTGTCTACAAAAAAGGTTTGGTCAAATGTAAGTGATTATTTGGAAACTCCTTATGATTCAAACGGAGGTTCATCTAGTCCTGTATTGTTTAAATCATCAATCAAAAACCTAAGTACGGCAGCTATTACATTTAATAATACGGATTCTGCCGTAAGATCTCATACGATTAAGATAAAAGCTACAGGAGAAGTAAACGGAGAATATAAAGAGTATAATATTGATTGTTCTATATGGAATGGGTTTGACGGAGCAAGCACTTCGAGTTTGGTCATATCTCCATCTCAAACGAAAGAAGTTATCTTCGGCACGTCAGAAGGGCTTTTCGATAAATTTAGAGAGGCTGGGAAAAATAATTTGATATATATCAATGCCGTAGTTGTAAATAAAAACACTAAGTCAGAAAATACTATTAGTTCAATTAGAATAATGATAAATTAAAAATAGGATAACCTTTAAAAATTATAGTTATGGCAAAACAAGTAAAATTAGTGATCAACAACCGCAATGAGCAGGTGAATTACGATTCAAACGGAAAGGAATCCGGCAGCAACACATCAGCAAGCTATAATGTAGTTTCTGAGACCGGTGAACAGATAGGATCAGTCAATGTTTCCAATTCATTTAACGTGTACGGGAATGTCACTTCCGAGGAATATTCCGAAGCGATGGCTTCCCTTAACCAGAAGATCGCTGAAGCGTTCAAGACCTTCAATGATACAATTACATCTAATTCAATTATCTAACCTAAAAAACAGGAATTATGAAACTGGAGAAATTAGTGATAGCATACAAAATGCTGGATGATGCAGTGATCACAAGTGTAAACGACAAAGATGCAGTCAGTATTATTAAGAACCGGAAGGAAATGCGCAAGCATGTGGAAGCCTATGATGCACTTCTGAAGGATGCACAGGAAAAGTTCAAGCCTAAGAACTTTGACGAAATGCAGGAAAAGGCCCGCAAATGGAATGAACTTCCGGAGAGTGAAAAGGAAGAACTTAACAATTTCTTTGCACCATACCAGAAGAAGGTAGATGCAGCCTGTGAACCGGAACTTGAAAAGGAAGTAGAAGTAACTCTTGAAAAGATTTCCGATGAAGGAGCAATCCAACTGGCAAAGGAAAACAAGTGGCCTATGTCTAAACTGGATCTCCTGAAAATCATGCTTGATTAACAGATACTTGCGATAAATGGTATTTATTTCCTAAAACAAAGCCTGCTATATTAATCGGCAGGCTTTTTTACTATATTTGTGAAAACAAAATAAAACGATTATGGCACAACTCAATTTTACACAGAACGGACTTGCATGGATATCCGATGAGATATCCGTATCATCAGACTTCAACCTTCACATAGAAAGGGAAAAAGCGGCACAGCTTAATATCATGCAGAAAACCAGCGGTGAGAAATGGGGTGATATTATTGAAGCAGAACGATATGCCAACAAAACCGTGATTGATGTGGATATACAGGTTCTTATCCCGAAAAAGATCAAGGTTATCAGTTATTCCAAAGTAACATCAGCAGAATACACGACAGCATGAAAACAAACATTATAGGATCTGTTATCAATACGAATGTCATTGGTGACATAAAAAGTAACAGATCTCCGGCACCACCGGAAGAGAATATAACGGATGCACTTCTTATGGAGGACGGAACGCCCTTCCTTATGGAAGATGGTATATACTTCCAGCTTGAAGGAGAGCAGCCGCAAGGAATTAACAGGAGTTACTGGAAATTTTAAAACACGACATTATGGCAATACAAGGAAAGAAATTAAGTGAATTAACCGAACAGGTTAGCAATATACAAGGAAAGGATTTACGTTTCTGACGGAAGCGGAAAGCCCAAGTTTATAGAAACAAACCAGCTGGCCAAACCCAGTGATATTCCCGATGTAAGCGGATTTATCACAAAGCCGCAAGCGGACGGATATTATCAGCCCAAAGGAAGCTATGCGACAACTACACAATTAGCTGACAAGGCCGACAAGGTATCTACCGAGAATGTATCGGAAGATACAAAGGAAATCCAGCCTAACAGATATTATATCTTTGGCGAGAAGGCTTCACTTACCATTACTCTTGCGGCCGGAGAAGAAGGTAAGCTGGCAGAGTATATGTTTGAATTTACGAGTGGAACAACACCGACTACATTGAATCTCCCCGAAAGTGTAAAATGGATGGGAGACAATACCATTGAAGCAAGCAAGACTTATCAAGTCAGCATAGTCAACAACATAGCAGTATTGGGAGGGGCGTGATATGAGCATGTACAGACGAAGGCTGATGATAGCCAATGCACTCAAGAAAAATTCGGGGATCAATTATCCCGGACTGATCGCTGCATGGTCAGCTAAAGGTAAGACCAACGATGATGAAGATAGAGCAATACTGAAAGACCTTACAGGTAATGGACATGATATTACTCTTAATGGATTTGCTTTCTCTGAAATGAGTGGGTATGGAGGATATAATTTAAATTTCAAAAATTGCAATACTAAAGATAATGAGCCTGTTAAATTGAAGAATAATTCAAAAATAGTATTATACAATACAGATTCATATAATAGTAACATATGGAAATATATAAATGGTAGTCCCGCAGGAACTGTAGTTAATATAAAATCATATAAAGTAAAGATATCAGGGTTATCAGAAGGTGAATACATAGTATATGATTTCAACACTGGAGATGATTTTAAAGTAGCAAACAAAATTAATTTGTATAACGGTGTTAATACTATCCCAGAAATATATGGTACGGTCATAACTGATAAAATATCTTATACTACAATATTTCAATATGGTACTGCTAATGTAAGAAATAAAGAACTGACTATTGAACTTCTTCCCGAATACCCTGATGCTCTAGTATTTGACGGAGTAGATGATTATGGTAGTGCTGTTGATTTTGGAGGAAAGTCTATAGAATTTATAATTGCTAAGTATCAACATTTATCGTACAGTATTGGTAGATGTTCTTTATATGGAAGATTGCCTAATAATGATAATTGGTACAGAATTAATTTAGATAGGGCGATAGATGAAAATCCATATATAAGAGTAGTTAACACAAATTATACGAGTGGCACTAAAATAGACGATAACGCATCATTTCTTTCTGTTGGAGATAAAGCAATATACAAAACATTACCTTTTCAATTAACAGGATTTGATGGGAATAAAGAAGTAGCAAATATAGCATTCTATTCAGCATATATATTTGATAGGGTACTTAACGAACAAGAGATAAAAGAATTTATCAGAAAGTACATAGATTCTGAATATCTGTTACCTAGTGAACAAACAACTGAATAAAATAAGTAATTATGAAATTTGTAATTTGTGAAATTAATCAAGCAAAAGCACACGGGATTGAAATCATCCCTACAATGAGACAGAGTGTAGATATGACACAGGTTGTCCTGCATGAAGAGTATGTTAAGAACATTGATGAATTTGATGTTCTTACTAGATATGAATTTGATAGTCCGAAATTTACTGAGTTGATGAACTCAGAAGCATGGACGCACGGAGAAGATTATGTTCAGCCTAATGAAGATTATGCAAAGGTTAAAGCTATGCAGATTCTTACGGCAGAAACAAAAGCCAATATCAACACAATGAAGATGTCAAACACGGAAGCCTTGTCGGTTAAAGAGTTTTATCCCGAATGGTCGGCAGACAGCGTTCAGGTAAAACAAGGAGAAAAGTATGAGTACAACGGGAAACTTTACGAAGTAGGCAGGATCACACCACGCAATCTAACTGGTCTCCGGGAAACCAGTCGTCTTTATGGGTTGAAGTAGTAGAAGATCACGAAGGAACATTGGAAGACCCGATACCTTACAACGAAGAGTTAAATCCGATGTGGCAGGGAATGATACTGGAAAGCCGTAGAAAAGCTGAAGGACATAGACATGGGATTTAATGTAAGGAAATACTTCAAAGGGAAAATGTACAGCAATTCCCCTATGTAGTTGAATTGGGAAATATGTTTATCAAAGAGGTACAGGCGGTTAGATAATTGCTTGGACCTCTTCTTTGTTTTTGCATATAATTACTATTTTTGTCAAAAACACGACAACATGGAAGAAAAAGGTATTATTTCAGGAACAATTCAAGGAAGCTTTGCCAGTGTAGCAACTGCATTTATCATGGAATCATTACAACACATGATCCCCTGGTTAATTGTTAGTTTTGTTGTTATCATGGCAGATCTGGCATTTGGCGTAAGGAAAAGCCTTCTTATAGGTGAGACGGTTCGCTTTTCGCGTGCTATACGCGCCACTATGGGTAAAATAACCACATACTTTGCTTTTGTATGTGCGGTTTGTATGATTAATGTAGCAAGCGGTAAAGGCTGGGATATCGACGTATACGCCTGTTTGCTGGTCTCATTTATCGAATTATGCAGCATTATAGGCAATATTCTTAAACCTAAAGGGATTAAGATTGATATGCTTGGAGCCACACGTGTCTTTGTGAAAAAAGCAGTAGACGTAAATGATGAAGAAGTCAAGTGCATTTTAAAAGAAGATAAGGAGGTAAACAATGGCAAACGTGAATAAATTGAAACCATTTATCCTGAAATGGGAAGGTGGTTTTGTTAACGATCCGGATGATCTGGGTGGAGCAACCAACAAAGGAATAACCCTTACCACATACAAGGAATACAGAAAAAGGAAAGGGCTTCCAGATCCTTCTGTTGACGATCTGAAAAACATCAGTGATGAAGAATGGACGGAAATTCTCAAAACAATGTTCTGGGACAGATGGCAGGCTGACCGGATAGAAAATCAGTCTGTTGCCAATATACTTGTTGATTGGGTGTGGGCTTCCGGTGTTCATGGAATTAAAAGGCCACAGAAAATACTTGGCGTAACGGTTGATGGAATTGTAGGTGATAAGACTATTGCTGCATTGAACGCAATGGATCCCATGTCTTTGTACTTCCAGATCAAGAATGACCGTATTAAGTTCATTGATGAAATCTGCAAGGCAAGACCGGCCAACGAAAAGTTTAGGAAAGGTTGGATGAACCGTATCAACGATTTTAAATTTGAAGCATGAAAGTATTTGCATTCATAGTATTATTGCTTTTTACAGCCTGTGCTTCCAGAAAGTACAAATCGGAAGAAACACTGATCACTTCTCTGGAGAATGTGAGAAGCAAATCGGATTCTCTTATTTCCTCTAGGAATGATCATGTGTTCCAAAAAGAAGTAGTCTTCGGAAATTATAAGATCAAAAAGACTGAGACGTTCTTTTCAGAACCAGACAGCACAGGCAAACAGCATGTTGTTTCTACTGTTCAGACAGAAACAGATTACACCGGAAATTCCCGGAACGAGACGGAAGTATTCAGTCAGGAACAGATCAAGTCCGGATCTAACATAAGGGATTCTACCTATACGGAAACAGAATATAGCAAGACAGAAGAGAAGAAAGTAAATCCGGTATGGATATCATGGGTTTTATGGTCTTTAGTTCTGGCCGGATCCGGTTATCTGATATATTATTTTTTTATCAGGAAATTATGGAAGTAAACGTAACAATTCAGGAAAGTAAGATATACGAAGATGTGTATGCAATAACCGCGCACACCGGAAAGGCTCTGGATAATATAGACAAGCTTTCGCTTACGGAAGATGAAATGAAGATTGTCCAGCCGCTTATGAAGGAATCTGCCGCAGAATTAAGTGATGTAATATCTTCGTATGGTACTTTGTCTTTTGGAGAGGGAGAAATAAGCATAGACTTTGATCTTGCTGTAAACTGGAAAGACGCGGCACTAACTACACTTATCCAGTGTCTGACCAACTATATATCTAACTCAATCTGTCAAAGATGGTTTGCCATGACCAACAGGGATGATGTGAAGTATTATGCAGACAAAGTTGTAATTAATGCTACAAACATAACAAAATTATTGTGTGAACGTAAAAAACCGCAGAGATAATGGAAGGAAGTAAAAGTTTAACACCGCAGGTGGTTGTAAAAGATCTCCTGTTGAGAGTAAAGGATCAGGCATATTACATCGGTGAATCAGCGAAATCAGATCCCCGTCTGGTGGAAATATCCGCAAAGATACAGGCTTCAGATGATGATGATCCGATACTGAAAGATTTTGTGTCAGATGCTACATCGGTTGTTTGCAACCTGCTGTCAAGAATGTTGGGAGAGACAAGCTACTCCAATGAAGGTGAAAATATCACATTTACGATAAAAGCCGCAGCCAACACACCGGACCTGCAGAATCAGCTTGTAGATTATATTACGAATTATATGTCAACTTCCATTTTGCGGAACTGGCTTAATACAGTCAAGTCCGATGAAGCAAAGAGATTTGATGAAAAACTGATCCGTCTGGAAACGGAACTTATTCAGCTTTCGGCCAGACGACTTAAACCTGAAAGGACATGAACAAACAGCAAATAATAGACAAGGTTTTCACTAAAACCTACTATATCGGCGAAGCCAAAAAGCAGGAAAATCCTTTGTCAAAAATCATTCAGGCAAGCAAAGACGAATCGGATATTATGGGAGATTATTTTGATGAAGCCCTGAACGAAATAAACTTCTATGCCCAGAAAAGGCTGGTAGAAGTTATAATCACAGAGGACAGTATCGAAATAACCAGCCAAAGGCCGAAGAAGGAAGAGATAACCAAATGTGTTGACCGGCTTCTGGGTGATTACATGGTAGAATACATATCCTACAAATGGCTTTCGGACAACGGTTATAATGTAGATCCGACAGAAAAGGATCAGGCATTGGACCGGCTTAAAAACAGTATTTGTGCATTAGCACCCAAAGTAAGGCGAAGGGCCGCAGAAATGGGGATATAAAAAAAGGGAAGTTTTCACTTCCCCTTTTTTATCTGAGCCTGTTAGTAAAGCTTTCGTCTACCATCATTTCAATGTAGTTCACTGAAACTTCAGTTCGTACACCACCGACAAGGCATATCATAAAATACTTGTATGGTTTGCTCTTGTTCATCTTAGTGACAAGATCCCGGATATCAATCATTTTTTCTTTCTTTGCAACAAGTTCAAAATGTTCCGCATCATTAGAAGCCAGAATGTACATTCCGACATCAGAGAAGATATCTACTCCTTCACCTCTGAACATTACCGGTTCTCCCTTTATGTAAAGATCCGACAGGCTTCTCTTGACTATTCCTCTCAAGGCGGTCTGGAGTATTCTTTTATGCGTAAGTGTTCCCATCTTGATAGGTCTGGTAACAAGGGCTATCTTTGAAACACTCCGGTGCATGTTATTCAGATCAAGTATTTGCGTTCCGATCATTGCCCAGGTATACGGATAGGAATTCACAAAAGAATCTATCTGTTGCGAGATCTTATGCCATTCTCCGGTTTTAAGGGAATATACATAAGAGTAGGGGAAATCCCCATTTGCTACCACGACTTCCTTTGTTTCGTAGTTATATCCCACTTTTGCCGTTTCCAGATAGTCCGGGAACACAACGCTTGACAGGCATGAATCCAGACCGGCAACAGCGAGTATACGGGTAATGATCGGTGAAGATATGGAACATGAAGGCAGAAATCCGTATATCTTTTCCGATATCAGATGGGTAGTAGCACCATCTATTACCATAAGGCCCCTTTCGGTAGAAAAGGCTACCATTGTATCAAGCCCACATATAGAATCCGGATTGTTACATACGTCTCTTGTTACCGGTGTCTGGGTAGAGTAGGCCAGTGTTCCGGATCCGACAGACATTGCATATATTCCGTCCTTTGTAAACACATACAAAGGGAACTGGCCGAACTGGCCCTGAGACATTGCTATCACATTTGACTGCACCCCGACAATAGGTGTCTGAAACTGGTAGGTCTGATCAGCAGGGAAGTAGAACGGATTGTTTACATTGGAAGCCAATAATATATTATCTTTGGAATAATCAATATTATCTGTTGGCCGTACCAAGTATTGCATATATACAAAATCATCAGTAGTGGTGTCGGTGAAATAACTTGTCCTGCACCGGTATTTGGTTGATATCAATACGTCCTGAAATGACCTGCAATAATAAGAGAAATTGAAATAATTGCTGCTGCTTAAAAGGAAAGTTTTTCCTTTATTGATAGAAGCACAGTTTACAACAATTTTGTATGCCCGGCTATCAGGGTAAATTATGAATGACGGAATGTAAGATCCCCTTTGTGATGAATGAACAATTTTATCACCGTTAGAGGTGTGGATATAGGTGTATACATCAAAAGTATAATTTTCTGCCCCTGCTACTATTTTATAGCCATCAAATAAAGTCTTTGTTATTCCGAAAATATGAAGCCTGTTATTGTACGAATAAGACTTTGAAGCATTAACCTTGTGATTATACCCAAATCCGTCAACCATGCTTTTCTGTACGGCCATGTTGTCGGATGATACATCTAGGTCGGGTACAATGGTAGTTTCTCCGATCTTCAATTCCGCAATATTATACATCAGGCTTATATTAGACGCTCTGGTAGTAGCGGATTCTATATTGTCGTACAGATCACTGACTTTAAATCTCAGGCTGTCAGTAGAGAAAATATCAATGCTCAAAATGATATCTGCCCATGCCGACAGATCATAGTCGTCAAAAACAAATTCCGGCTTAAAACACAACAATGCAGCTTTGGCACCATTAGACGTATTTACCTGAATGAACTGGGTATCACTCAGCCCACCTTTCATTTCTACACTGACGCTTCCGCTATCAGATGAATTATAATTATATGACATTATATCATCGTAGCCGAGGAAAGGTATTTGAATTTCTGTTGTCTTTACAATACTTCCATCGAACAGACGAAACGCGGCACAAAAGGCGGCAGCATAGCAATAATATCCTTTTTTGTTTGCATTATTCAGTACCTTCACAAAGTTGCCATATCTTACTTCTGTGTCGCTTAATTCTGATACTTCTGTTATATCCGCATCTACCACGGCAAGTTTTTTCCTGATAGTCATGCCGGGCATATCAGGAAGTTCACCCAGATAAGCATATCCATCGTTTTTAAACAGAAGGTATTTAACACCGGTGTCAGTTAATACTGACACCGTGTTACCTATGAATTGAATACTTTTAGCCTTTACATCTTCCGTCATAATTGTTTCAGAAGAAAGATCTTCAGGCATTTCGTACATTTGACCATCCTCGGTTATTCCGATATATCTCTTAGCGTTCGCATGGTGATATATTTCCTTGTATGTATGAACCGTCTGTTTTAGCTGAATGGGATTTCCAATAGGTTCTATACTGGAATTGTTCACCTTTGCGTTGATCAGTTCCATACATTCCCCGTCCGGGCATATTCCATCGTCCGTGTTACGGGTTATTCCTTTAAATTGTATCTTTACATTTTCCATACCAGCAAATTAACTGAATTATTGTATTACAGCGTTGACAAGTTGGGGAAATCAACATATTAAGTGCCTTTTTATAAGTTCTTTCAATGTTTTTGAAAGATCTGTTATAATGTATTCGCCTTTTACATATTGCAAGACTGACATATCTGAAAAATTCAGTTTAAATTCAGCACCATCTCTTTTAAAAAGCCAATATTCATCCTCAATTTTAACCGAATCAATATCTGGTATATAAAGCCTTATACGACATACCTTATCTATATTTATGCCTAAATCATGTAGTCTTTTTTGGAACTTTTCCCTGTCATATTGACTTGCTTTTACCCCATTGCAGCTTGAGCAAGTATCTACACTGGGAGAATAAACCTTTCCGCATTTAGGGCAAATCCATCCTTCCTGTCTAGCCATTTGAACAGCTTTTAAAGCTATATGTTTGTAGACAACTTCATTAACTTCTCTCCCATTCATTGCTATAAGTGTAAAACTATCAAGCAATCTTTCTGGCGTATTCAAACTATCCATTGCAAACATTATTTTTTAAAGACATTTCTTCCATTTTACAGTGCAACATGGCAATTGCATTCCATACAATCTGTGCCGCGTGCAAGCATCCTGTTTCCGGATCAACATCATTACCCTTTTCCAGTTCGGTAAGGTGCCGGAGCATGGCACCTTTATATCTCTGATATCCGTCTGGAAGGTTTTGCCATTTGTTGGGGCCATATTTTTTTGCTCCTGCAGTGTATACTTTCCCGACTTCTTCCAGTTCCGGCCAAGGCAGAAGTTCCATCATAACCTTGTCGTCTTTCCGGTCGTTCTTTATGCTTTCATTTTCGATATCCTCGCATTTCTCGATTTCATCTTCATAACAATATACTGTAAAACCGGTTTTGGATTTAAGTTCATATTGATTAGGTTTTATAAAAAACGCATTAATTTTAAACTTTACACCTGACATTCGGCGTGCAAGTTCTTCGTCACATCTACCTCTTTTAATCAAATCCTGAATATCTTTTACCTTTACTATATCACCGACTTTAAATTCCATAATTCAACTTTTTACACGTTGTTTATAATATTCACTCTCTAAGAAATTAACAATAGCCCTATCAATACGATCAGTAGGATCTTTTATATATACTGCACTTGCTTTATATTCGTTATAAAAAGCAAATACATAATATTTAGGCTGTGTAAGAATATAGTAACATGCTTTCAATCTGCCTATAAATGATTTTAAATTACTGATTAATATTTTCTTATTCATATTATTTGATCAGTTTAAATTCATCAACAAATACATAGGGATTTCTTCCCCAATCACCTTTCTTGCCTACTTTGTCAATCAATGTGGCATAGGCTTCACGAGGGCTACAACCTAGCCAAATTTTAGAATTGTTCAATACATTCATCCCACAATAAAATGATTTCGCTTTTGCGTCAAACTCTATTCCTTCAGCCAAGCAATCCTCATCCGAAATATCTTGTAAACGCTCAATTCTTACGTTTTTCATGCGAATTTGATGCGGCATAAGTTCTGGCTTTACAAACATCTTGTTAGACCAACCTGCATTTTTGTTTCCGACAATACATGATATGTAATCCCATCTTGGAGTACCATCCTCCATAAAACCTCCACAGTCTTTGTAACTTTGAGCAACCGCCACAATTTCATCCTTCTTAAACATGCAGAATTTGGTGTTTCTTATATCAATAAAATCACCCCATTCGTTCTCTACAACAAGAGTATCATCCCTTACGTCCCATTGCAAAGTGAAAAAATCCTTTGGGATAATTCTTCTTGTCTGTGTCTTTCTTCCTTCCAATACGGCTTTAGTTAAGCCGTATTTGTCGTTGAACATTATATTTTGCATATCTATTCCTCCCAGTTATCATAATTCAACATCAAATGGCACTCTTACATATTTTGTTTCCATATTACTTATTTTTTAATCGTGTCAAAACATCTTTATTCATACTCAGTATTTCATCGAATGAAATAGGTCTAATCCATGCTATAATATCAGAGCCAGTGTAATTGCACCAATCATCTTTGTATTTTACTACATGCTCATCATTGCTTCTATGACAAAAGAATTGATACCCCATTTCGTTTATAACCCAAACATCAACATCATATTCGGGTAATTCCTTGGAAGCATCAACCAATATATTCTTCAATGCTTCATTCCATCCAGCTTCATACGCTTCCTCAAGTTCCCATGCTTCATGCTCGCTTAACATTCTCGCCCTTTCCATTCCGTACTTTTCAATTATTCCCGAATGTTGGTGGTAGCGTCTAACCTCTTTGTCGGCATATTCCCTTGCTTTTTCTTCTTTCTTGCTCATATCACTTAATCATTAAAAGTTGATTTGTATAAAACGAAATACAGAAACGTACTTCATATCCTCCCATATATTCTTCATAATGCAATCGGCTATACTTTCGTCTTAAATACCTCTTGATCACTTCAAATGCTTGTTTAGTCTCAATCATTCTAAGATTATCACTAAATGGTACAGACTTAGCTATTGCCACCCTTTTACATTTTGGGAACTCTCCACCAAGTTGATATCTAGCTTCTGAAATTATATCTCTTGCATAAGATCTTAATGATGTGACTTTCCGTAAAACATCGGGGTGTATATTATTAGGTAATTCATCTATCATTGTTCTCCCTCCTTATTTGGTATTAGATCCTTAATGTATGCCCACTGAACAAATCCACATCTTTTTATCAAGGATCTCCATCGCAATAGGTTTATAAAATAAACGATCTCTGTGCTACCATCAGGCCTAATTGCAAGGATAGCTGATGATTCCTTTAGTATATCCTTAACATCATGCCATACTGAATTTATTCGCCAGTCTGCACCAGCAATAAATCCCAATCGGTAAGAACCGCGAAAGCCTCTTAAATCTCCATTTTCTAAATATTTTTCCGTGCTTCTTTCTGCTGCTTTTTCGATATCTTTATTTGTCATAGTTACTTTCTTTAGGGTATTCACTTAATATTCCTGTTCTCTACATGTGCTACAGTATATAGCAACGTAATGTTTTCTATACGGCATTGGCCTTGCTCTATATTTTTATCTTGAAAACATTCCATCAGTGTATTTATCACTGTGAATCTGTCATACTGTCTTTTGTCAAAGAAGAAGGAAACATTTTCGCCATCCTCACAGTAAAAAGATTTACCATCCTCTCTATTATTAAAATCTTTCAGATCAAATGCTTCCTTAATAATTTCAACAGCTTGCTGTTTGGTTATATTTTTCATAATGTATTATTTTAAAAATTAATACCTAGTTCTTTCCAGATATGCAGCAATTCTCTTTTCTGGATCATCACCATTACGGACGAAAATCATTGTGTGATTTTTATCTCCCGGAACTGGAACATATCTTCCGTTTTCCTCCAGATCTCTTTGCTGAGATACTTTGAGCATGGTCCCTTTAGGGTTTTCTTCCAGATCTACTTTACGCTGGACTATCGGATCTTGTGATTTCTTCATAACTTATGCGGATATAGCTTTTGCGATTGTATTCGCATCAGCAAGTTTAACAGATAATATATTAATTGCTTTTGTACATTCTTCAGTATTAAGATTTACCGTACAGGGTACATTTAAGGTTTTCATTGTTTCGGATAACGACCGTAAAAGATTCGTCAAACGTAAATAGTCAATGCCGAATTTCTTGAAACGCTTGTCCTTCTCTTGAAGTTCCTCTTCTCTTTTATCCAGTTGAAGGCATGAGAATTCACACAATGTTCTGGCAAGTTCCATGCGTGCTATTATGTCGGAAAAAGATAAATTCACTTTATCAAATTCTCTTTTAATCGAGTAGTACAGTATATCTACATGCTTCTGAATATCCTCAAGAAAAATGTCGTTAGCGTCAGCAAAGAAAGAACTTGTGTTACCAATTACTTCATTTATCATCCTCTCATATTTCAAGCGATCTTTCTCTACTATATTTACTTTTCTTTTGGTATCAAACCGGTATAATGGAGATTTCCTGATAGATTCAACAGCTTCTATCGTAAGACCTATCACTATATCATTTGTAAATAGCACATTGTAAGTGCATCCGATCACCATAGCTTCATTTTCTGCTATGATATTGTCTGCTTCTTCCTTTGTCATAATTCCAGTTTTTTATGATTAAAGATACGTTTCCACCATTTCTTGCTTAACTCCATTTTAAGCTGAGAAATTACTCGTTCCTTTTCTTTGATTTCTTCTTTTTGCTTTGTATACAGTTCCAAATAATTTTCGTATAAATTATTGCTTTTCTCAAGGAGTGATTCGTATTCCTTCCTGATGTTCTCCGATTCTTTCATCAACTGGTAATTGGTGGCATTTGCCTTTTGAAGTAATTCCTGATATTCAGAATAAGGAAGTGTTATTAACTTTGTTCCCATATATATACTTTTGTTATATGTTTTGGCTAGAATACATTCTAAGCCTTGTACGGCTGTAATAAATCCCAGAGGTATCATTTTACTATGTTTTGTGTCCCTACTTTAAATTGGTTCCCGTCATATTTCATGTACGGATCAAAAGGTAAATCGAAAACCGAGACGGCCAGACCTTCATTGACAAATCCAAGCTGGTCGGTAAAATATGGGGAAATACCATTTATAACATATTTCACAGTGTTTTGACCGACGCATACAACAGCATCATTCAAAAACATTTCAGCAGGATATAATATTGGTTTTACGTTAAAGAATTGGGTATAAACAGAAGATTCATTATTCCCTCTAAGTTCAACCATTCCATCACGGCTTACACTTTCCAATTCCAGAATTCCATATTCCGAAGAAAACACCTTCAATCCGAAAGGAATTCTTGAGCACATAAATGACATTAGTTTATCGTTTATCATATTTTCCCAAATTGTTTTTTAATTTCAAAATCAAAAAAATCCATCAGATCTTTGCGATCTTTCGATAATGATAAAGCGGTAGCCATAGCTTGTTTTGCCGCACGCATAGCTTTATCCTTAATCGTATCAAGCTGCTGCTGCATCATTTGAAGGCGTAAATCTGTTCTTCCTTCGATCAAGAAATCTATTTGTTGCTCTGCTTGTTTAAAATAGTCACTGACTTTTATAAACTTCCGGTGATCTTTCCAGAAAACCTTATTGTCCTTCATAACAATGCAGTCTATCCCGCGTCCTGCTGATATCACTATTACGATATCTGTTCCCCTGTATTCCTTCTGGAATGATTTTCCGGGATATGATGTAAGGGGAAACTGGTCTTGTCTGATCATATTCTTCTACTATCTCCTAATAAAGGTATTACGTTAAAACTCTTGAACCGGTCTACCAGCCGATATCCAAACCTTTCTTTGAATTCATCAGGTGAAAGATTGCTGGTTATATGGTATTTCTTAAACTGGTTCTGATATATCTCATATCTGGCATACAGAAATTCATCTATCACACTGTCAAGTGAAGTTCCATAGCTTTTCTGATTCTCTGTTTCCAGACCGATGTCATTAATACAGATGTTGAATGGATCACCTTCTATACTTCCTTTGCCGGAATTCTCGTTATATGTATACCGGTCTATATGCCCGTTTATCTTGTAGTAATTCATCATTTGGGTTACAGACACGTTATAGAACCGGTTGGGGTTTCCTGTCAGCATAAGATAGTCTGAGAATATCTGCATAAGCAATGTCTTTCCTGTTCCCGGAGATCCCAGGATCATAAGGTTCTTGTAAACTTTAAATTCTTTGTCGGGAAAGATACTCTCAGCCAGCTTGCAGTTATTAAAGTAGTAAACAAGAAATCTTATAACATCTTTATTGTAGCTGTCAACAACAAACTCCCTGAATTCTCGCCCCATGTATGCAGCACCTATCTGTTCAATCATAAGGCAATGCCGGTCAAATTCATCAAAGTCGGTCAAGTCATACTCAGAATGAACCTGAATAGTCTTTTTCAGCCGGTTTACCAGGTTGAATATCTGGTTTTGTGCTAATGTTTGTTTTTCTTCCATTATTGGTTGGTTTAATAGATTCTATACCCTGATTTTTCCACCACCAGAAAAACCGTTTCTTTGCATCAGATGTGGTTAGCACGGTATCTTCCTGTCCGGTTGCAGAGATATAGTCAAAGAACTTATTAATTTGTTCCGGTAAAATTCCCAGAAATGTCTTTGCGCCTATTCCGGACTGACGGCACATTTGTTCGATCCATAACTGATCGGAATTAAGTTCTTGGATAATATCTCCAAAAGCTTTAACAGGCTTTGCAGGAACCGGATTTACCGGTCCTGCAGGTGCCTTACTTGCCTTTGCTATTCCTCCTTTCCTTCCGGCATTTGCTCTTTTCTCGCACACTTCTTTGTATTTAAGAAAATCTCTGTCAAACTGGGATTTGAATGGAGTAAACGCAATCTTTAACAGGGAATCTCCGGACAGTAATTCTTCATATTCTCTGTTATCTGGATCATCAAGTCCGTGCTGATAAGATACGATGACCCGGAATAGTTTACCGATCTGTGCATCGGTAAGTTCCTGAATAACGTCCAGCGTATCGAGATACAGCAAGAATGATTTTCGGTTCATTACATATCATTGATATAATCTGTTACTACTTTTCTGAATTCGTCAAACGACCGGCATACGATATAATGACTTCCATTTTCCTTTGCAGTTTTTTCCCATTTCTTCTGTGATTCGCTTTGCCTTCCGTCTTTAGTTTTCATCTCAATACATAGCGCACTGTAATTGCGGTTACTTTTCAGAAATATGAGATCAGCTACACCGGGAAGCATACCTTCATCCTTCATGTAAGCCCCAATTCGGGGAGTTCTTCTTGCAGCATTAGGAATAGCAAACAGGATATTCTGGTATTGGGGATATTGCATCCTGAACCATTTTACACAAGAACATTGTATGCGGTGTTCTTCATCATCATGCTTACCAGATGATTTTTTCTGTTGTTTTAGAAAATCGGTAAGGCTAATTCTATTTTTCTGCATAGGCTATACTGAATTCTTCTGGAATATATGAGTTCACAGGAATGATGGAAGATTGTTCTATACTTGCGTGAATGATCTTTCTATCGAATTCCCGTCCTTTTTCTTTTGCGGCTTTTTCAAGTTCATCCTGTTTATCATTGAGATACTTATTAATGATTAGCATTGCACGTTCCGCATTATAGGTTTCCACGACAAATGTCTGGTTTGTTTCCTCTTTATCTTCTTCTTTAGGTCCGGTGAGTATTATTCTTGCTTCGATGTTGTAGAATTTAGGTTCCGGAATATCTTCTTCACCTTCTCCCATAAGGGCTTTGATCTGTTCTTCTGAGTAAAGATCAGAAAATTCAATAGCAAGTTTGCCTATTTCGTCGATTGGGGTAACAGAAAGCTTGTCTACCAGAATTGTGCAATAGTCAAATTCTTTAAGAAGAGTTATACGATAGGGGCCTTTAAAGTTCAGTTCTGTATAGTCTTTTACTATTTCTCTTGCCTGATCAATATTTTGAGACTTCAACAGAAATTTTTTCTTCTTGTCCAGCATAACCTGTGCGATGTAAGGAACTAGCGCGTCTCGGTCGTTCTCGAATGCCATTCTTTTCTGGTTAGATACTTCCACTTCCGTGATTGATCCTTCCTGCATGTAGAAGTTGATAGTAGAACATTCTTCCTTACCCAGATATGTTCCGGCTTCAAGAATAAGTTCGTTTCTTTCAAGACTTACAATTTCCCCGGTATCTTGATCCATGAAATTTTCCGTCCATTCCCTGAACAGATTATGAACAAGGTACTTGTTGAGCATTTGTTTGAGATCTCTTGTGGTAACCCTAATTTCATCCTTTCTAGTCTCTACTCTGGTTTGATTCTTTTTCTTTGCCATAACTTAATTATATATTATTATCTTCTACTAATTCACCATTTTGCAACATGTACCATGTATCAGGCTTTACATTAACGCCATCAACTACAACTGCCTTCCAAGATGCAATGTTATAATTATCTTCGTTTTCTTCCGCAATTACCAATATTGCTCCCATTCCACCTCGTACTCTTACATTGTTTCCACGGGCTACTGACAACCCATTTTTGCCAGTGCAGGATTTACCTCGTGAAGTCGCTGCACCACTATCTCCGGCGGTCGCTGCACCACTATCTCCGGCGGTCGCTGCACCACGATATCCGGCGGTCGCTGCACCACTATCTCCGGCGGTCGCTGCACCACTATCTCCGGCGGTCGCTGCACCACGATATCCGGCGGTCGCTGCACCACTATCTCCGGCGGTCGCTGCACCACG